ATTTTCTTATTGCATTATTAACCTGACAATTTCTACTTCTTCTATTCGGATTAAAAGAATCGTTTTTATGTCCTCTCATTCTTATACGAAAATCAACAGTTTGACCAATATAAACCTTACCATTTGGAAATGTTAATTTGTATAAGAAGTATTTTCTCATACTTTAATTATACCACAACTCAAGCCAGAGTAAGCACCCCGTTTGTCCCATCAAAGTCAATCTTGAATGTATCTCCGCTTGCTAATGTAACCGATGAACCATAATCATAATAGCATATTAATTTATCACCAGTTGAGCCGTCATCATAAATGTAGATGTATCTGAAGGGACCCACTGCTCCCGATGCGGTCAAAGTCAAATCAGCACATACTAACTTATATGTTCCTGTTGTTTGGGCTGAGGTGGATACTGTTATTACTCTTGCCGAGCAGTTAGTATAACTTACTTCTGTTAAGTCCGCCAATTCGTCCCAAGTTGCGGTATGGGCGGTGTTTGTTAGAGCTACCGTTAATTCAGCCCCGCTTAAATCTATAAGTTTCTCCGCCAAGTTCTCTACGAAGCTGTTTATTTTTACAAAACTTGCCATTTTGTTTTTATATTAATTGTTTATTATTTCGACCAAAGAATCAAACTCAACTATAAGGTTTTTCTTTTCAACCTTTAAATTGTTTATTTCTTCATTAAGAAACCGTGTCCTTTCTTCAAGGTCTTCAGTTTTCTTTTTTGATGTAGAAGACATAATTATTCATTGATTATTCTGTATCTTATAAAACCACTGACCTGAACTGCAGCACCTAATGTTATATTAAATGCTTCGTCATTTCCGCAAGTAATTATTCCATCTTGACAATTCCAAGAATTATCAAGAGCCATTGCTTGTTTAGTATCAAAAGCATAAGTTCCCGACAAAGCAGTAGTTTCTGAGTAAAGGGTAATGTCCACTGCTGAAGTTGCCAACAAGTTTATGTGGTCTATCGCAAGATACTTTCCATCCCCAGGTGCTGTTATAATAGCATTACTTCCTGAAGATGCGATATCTATTGTTGCGGTCTTTTCTTTTTCTGTTAACATTTTGTTGTTTGAGTTAAATTAATAATTTCCAATTGGAGAGGATTTTGCTTCTCCAAGAAAATCCTCTAAAAAGAAAGCTATTCTATGCTACTGCTGTTGTTCCACCAAGTGCTAATGTCACCCATTCAGTCCCTACAAATACACCGAGCCAAGAATCACCAGCTGCACCAAGAGTAATTGTACTACCAACAAAGTTTGCTGGAGTAATTACCGCATCGCCAGCATAAACTGTGCAAACGACATATTTGAGTTGACCGACAGTTCCATCAGCAAGCGTGTGTGTTGAAGCACCGTCATTCGCAATGGTTGTACCCAATGTCACAATTGAAAGTGCTGTATTAGCATTAACAATTGCCTGAGGAGTATTCTTGATATGACCTCCTACTATATTCAAGTTTCCAGAAGTCATCACAAGGTCTCCATTATTCATTGTCAATGCTGCAGTTCCTATTGCGTTACCAGCAATTGTCACTGCACCATATCTGCTGACTTTGAAGTCAGTAGCAGCACCATCGTAACAATTAATGTAATTACCAGTTCCAGTGGTATTGGTGGATATCTTTATAACATCACCAGTAGTTCTACCAGTGTTAACGATATCAATAACCGTTCCAGTAGTGGTTTCAACTGCATTAATATCTACAATTCCAACTGTGCCATCATAAACTCCAGTAGTCGCAATCCTTAATACTGCACCATCTGTAGCAGCTCCGCCAACAAGGTCAAGAACACCTCCAGAAGATGTTACTGTTGCTCCACCTCCTGTTAATTGTGCTACCCAACCATCAGTTAGGGCTGTTGCAGAAGCTCTTAACACACCCGTGCAAGTTGTCGCACCATTGGCTACCAAACTTACTAATTCTCCAGTAGTGATTATTACACCAGCTGAAGTAACTAATAATCCAGTTCCAGTGGTAACTGCCGCAGCGTCAATCTTAGTTGTGCTACCCGCAGTTGTATTCGCACCAGTTACTGTTAGGACAGTTCCAGAACCAGTCGTTGAGACACCAGTAATTTTTACCAAACTACCAGTATAACCAGTTGTATATCCAGCTGCTTTTATGTCTAAAGCACAAGTAGCTGTTTGTGAGGCAACATTAGAATAAATCTTGACTAATGTGCCAGCTACTGAACCAGTATTGACTATGTCAAGAATTGTTCCATTTGTTGTACCACCAGTAGCAACTCCAGAATCACTCAATCTTACCATTGAACCACCGTCAGCAATTACTGAAGTGGTGTGAGCATATCTGATTCCAACACCAGTTGTAAGACCTTCTGCTACGACATTTAATGCAGAACCATTTGTTGTGGTCACTGCAGAAATAATCTTAACAGCTTGTCCCCCAGTAGTATTGGCACTTGTTACTAATAGCACCTCTGCATCGCCAGTTGTTCCAACCCCTGTTAGGGACACAACCGAACCTGTATATCCAGTAGTGTATCCCGAGGCTGTAACATTCAATAACTGAGATGTTGTTTGACTTGCTGCAGATGAAGTGATGTGAACAACTGTTCCAGCAGTTGTCGCAGATGAACCTACATCAAGCAAACCAGCATTGGAAGTTGATGTGTGAGCACCTGTTCCCTTAATGGATACAATTCCACTGGTTGCGACTGCACTGGCTGTCGATGTTGCGACTCTCAACAAAGAACCTGTTGTCATCCCAGTTGTTCCAACAATGTGAAGGTTAATACCAGAAACCATCGCTGCTGAAGTAATTTTCACAATGTTAGTTTCATCAGTCGCTGCTGAAATAAATTCTGTCAATATACCAGAAGTTGTTGTCGCACCAGAATGTGCAACATACAATAATCTACCAGTTGTGGCGATTGCCGTTGCTGATGATTCAATATCTACTCCAATACCAGTTGTTAATGCGTCTAAATCGTCCATTACGATACCAGTACCAGTTGTCATTGCGACGGCAGAAATATCAACAACCTTACCAGCAGCCAATACATCAGAAGCTACTATCTTCATTATTGTTGTTTCGTCATCTGCTGCTGAACTTATTCCTACCAAGACAGCACTTGTTCCTTCGGTTGACGAAGAAACTATTTCCAACATTGAACCAGTAGTACAAGTTGCTGCTGTTGCTGAAGAGGTAATTGATAGCAATGAACCAGATGTTTGTGTCGTTCCGCCAGCAATTTCTAATCCCATCCCTGTCGTAATTGCTGCCAGTGGAAGATAAACTGCCGTTCCAGAAGTTAATCCAGACGGAGTAATTGTCATCCAACTGGTTGTAGTAGAACCTGTGAAGGCTCCAGAACCAGCAAAGACAAATACTGATGCGTCTGTTGCTGTGTTGTTAGTAACACTAACGGTAGCAGCATTATCGGCATCATTGGTAATAGTAAATGAACCAGCGGTTACAAGAACATCACCTGCTGTTAAAGTAATTGAATCACTTCCAGCGTCCCCAGCGAATACAGCCATATTGGCGGTCATATCACCTGCAGCTGAAAAATGCCAAGTATCGCTTGAACCCTCAATATCGTTTCCTGAACCAGCATTAGTAATCTGAATACAATCTCCTGTCCCAGCACCAGTATTGGTGATGGTTAGAACATCATTATTTCCAGATGACCTGTCAATTGTCAAAGTTGACAATGCACCTAAATCTAAAGTTTGGTCACCTTGAAATATGGCATCTAATGATGGAGCTGAACCTCCAGTTGCTGCTCCTACTACAGTTGATGTTGTTGTTGAGCGGAATATTAACTCTCCACTCGCATTAACATATAATCCATAAGAAACATCTCCAAATGGATTACTTGCTTTCAATTCATTGAATCTCAAACACCCTCCTTTCAGATTTATGTTTTTCGGAGAACTATAACTTATATTATTTATAGTCATTTCTTTAGAGAATAAAAGGTTGTATAGAATATCGGCTTTCGCCTCACCCACTATTAGCCAGTTATTCTCTTTTCAGTTTTTAATTTTCGACCTTTATCCTATCCTAATTTAGATTAGGAAGTAGGGTCTGAAGAATCACCTTTTGCACCAACCCAGCATCTAACCACATCGTTGTGTCCTAAATCAAACATCGCAGTTACAGAAGTCTGTAACTCTTTTGTTTTATAGACCACATTGACGGGGTCAAGTTGAGTTGCTTGTGATTCCACGAATTGAAATCCTTCACTATCTGTCAAAGCTCTTGAAGAGTCAAACATCCACCAATAAGCAGCGGTTGTTAGATACTCAAGAGGAATGATACTAAATGCTGGAACTGCGGCTGCGTCGTTATCCATAGATTCTGGAATCTTTCCAGCCTTAATTGCTCCCAAGATTTCATTTGCTTTGAAATGAACAGAACTGCCTTTCTTACACACTAATGTTGTAAGATTAGCTGCTCTTGGATTTCCTCTTGGGTCTACGAATAAAGAAGCTGTTCTGTGTGCTGCTTTTAACCCAGCATAATCAAATGCCAAGTTATATGTCGTCCCATCATAAACATAGTTGTTCATATTTGAACCTCCAGATTCACTGGTGTGATCGTCATCAATAGCACCAAGACCGTCACCACCTGAGATTGTAATAGTTTTTGAACCATTTATTCCCACATGGGAATAAGAAGTTGTTTCAAAACCATTAGTCAATCTCTCGGCACAGAGTTTTTCCTTCTTTCTTGCGACTGAAGCTTTTAACTCTTTGGCAACATTGTCAAGATCTCGCTTTTTGATTCCGAATTTCCCAAATTTGTTAATTTTCTTTGATTAAATTTGACTTGAGTAATCCCACCCTCTTCTTTCTGTTCCAAGTCAAGTTTTCAAAGAACTGATAAGCCATTTCTGCTTATCTCTATACATCACTGCATAGTTCAGACCATCCTATCATCCTCTTTAGAGGAGCCCCGTCTCTGGTCGTTACACCTTCCCTTTCGGGCTTGGCTCGGGATTGTCTTATTTCTAAGGTGTTCCCCGAATTTACGGAGTTTGTGCAAATAGCTTACGCTATTTGAGATGCCGAAATTCTCAACATCTTGAATGTAAAAGGAACAATAATTCCAACCATGTTTTGGGTATATGTCTTGTCGTATGTCTGATAAGGCACATCAGAAACAATTGCAGCATTCTCGTCTACGAAGTCAGCTTCACCGAGCCCTGATAAACCACTATCTTTTTCATAATAGTCCTCTGTGCTTCTGGTATTGAAGTATTTTGAATACATTACTTCAGGCTCAGAAGTCTTAGAGTACACATTTTGAATAGATAAATCTACCAGGTCTGCGGCTTGAGCTATATTTAACGGAGCTTGATTAGGCATAATAATTTATCTATTAAGAAGCGGCAGGGTCGATTCCACTCGCACTAACTGCGATTCTGCCGAAAATTGAATAAGTAGTAGTAGTTCCACTATAAGTGCGTCCTACGCCATCCTGAATAAAACAAGATTCTTCTGATGTATCGGCACTTGAGTTATTAACAGTGTTTTTATCTGTTAGAAGCATTGAGTCTCCGTCATTGGTAGCTGAACCTACCTGTGAAGACTGAGCCTCTACTCGTTCATTTCCTCTTACTTCATATCCCAAGACTTCTGTTGCAGATGAAGTCGCTGCTTCATAAGCAATAAACTTTCTTGAGTAATTAAGAGAAGCAGCAGTACATGCTGTCCAAGTAGTTGCTCCATGCACTCTCTCAAATAAATCACCGACTAACACGGTCTGAGCTGAAATAGGGAACTTCTTTAATTCAATTTCGTCAATCGTCGAACAAACTTTAAACCCTTGCATAATTTTAATAGTTTTATATTATCACTCAGCGAAACTACATTTCTTCTAACTCTTTATCAGTAAATCCCTTTAAATGAGATTTCTGTTCTGGAGTTAGTCGAGTTCCTTCGGGAGAAGATACCCCTCTT